GCACGCCTCCAGCTCCTGATCAGCGCCCCAGCGGGCGGCTTGGGTGGCAATATGCTCCACTAAGCCTAACTCATCATCGTCTGGAGATTCGTCATACCACTGTCCATAAAGCTCCGGCGGTGGTGTGATTGGGTGCATTTTGTTAGCGTCAACAAATTGGTCAGTCATTACTTGGTCATCCTCCAACAATAAGCCAGGTGTGCCCTCTGAATGTCATTCCTAACCTCACAGAGAGCTTTCCTCCCTGTAAAGGCGGCCTGTCGAAAGATCTCCACCACCATAGTTTTTTCCATTGGTGTCAGAGAATCACTTCCTTTTCTCCTGATCTTCTCAATGATCCGCCCTATCTCTGGTGGATGAGGGTTAGGATCAGGCCTTTCCGCTGTGACTGGCATGATATTCATGGGCTCCATTAGATGAGGTTTGGAAAACAAGTGAACGTGTTAACAAGGACCATCTCCTGATAGAACTGCTTTTTGTAGGCCTCAGCAATTCCGTTGATCGTGATGGCATCATAAAAGTTCTCCGTGATGATGGTGACAATAAAGACATCCTCAGGAACACCCTTCCAGTAACCAGTCCCCTCCACAACAGCGAAGCTCTCAAACTCAGGGACAATATGCTCCTTGAGGAATCGGGAAAAGTCCAGCGAACTGACACAGCGATTTAATACCTGAATCTGTTTCCCAAAATAGATTTGATACGTGGTGGCTGTCTTTTGTGGCATAACAATGACCCATCAAAGAATGACAAATGGTAGCCGATAAGGTTTGTTATCTTTTCCCTTTGGTGAGTGTGAGGTTTTGTATGGTGTGGAAGATTGTTTTTGAGTAGCCCCGTTTGTAGGCGTCACTGAGATCGGTTGAATAGAGGACATCAAGAGCCAGTTTGGAAAGGTTGTGGATCTGTTCTGTTTGCCAATCAGGAAACCGTGGAGCCTGTGCTGACCAGTCAATTGCGGCTGCGTCAACATCAGGATAGGAAGTCGTAGGAATTACGTTCATAGGATTGGTGGTTGACAAAGGCTGACTGCCCTTGTCTTGACCCAATTATAGGGGCAGTGGGTCGGTTGACAACAGTAGGATTGATGAGCGTTGCTTATGAATTTGAAGGCTGCCCAGGAGGCCCATAGTTTGTGAGGCTTGTGAGAATAGTACGCTTGTACTAGTTAAAGGACACAAAAAAGAACCGGGGCAGCTGTTACGCCACCCCGGTCAGTGCCGGTGATGAAGCTAGGGTCAGGCATTACATCCTAACTAGCTTCTGTGTTGGGAACTGTCCCGTTGATAATGCGACCGCAGCCTGACAAGCGACCTCAGAAAACAGAATCCAGTGAATAGATTCGGGCGCAGACTTGATATGTTCAAGGGTGACAGAATGTTCACCCTCAAAGGTGGCGTCTGCCTTTATCTTCCAGTGGGTCCAATCATGCACAGCCCTAAACACTAGGTTCTGTGTCTGCGACATAAGGTCAACGTTGGGCTCATTATGTAACCTAGATACCGGAAACCACTTAACCTCACCCGGCAACACTGGCTGATTAAGTGCTGCCATAGCCTCATCAAATGGGACCTCTCTGGTCACAAACACTGGGCGGATACCCTCCGCCTCCATACGCTTAGCCTCCCGCAATAGCCAGACCATAAAGTCTTTACGCTCAGTCGGTGTCGGGCATGTATGCTTGCCATTGATCCAAGTTGTCGCCAAAGTCTCCATCATCGTTGCTGTTGTCATCCTCAGAATCCTCCCATTGTTTTAGTAGAATCTCAAAATAAGGATCAACCATTAATTAGCCTCCGATACGTAACCCAGGTCACAGCCTGAACTTGTGCCGGTGTCAGAGTGTGGCCACACAGCTCTACGGATCGTTCAGCCACTAGACAGTAGGAACGCGCAATAGCATCATAAAGAGCCTTGCCGATGTTGGGGGTTTTGGTGGTAGGGATACGTTCCCCAACAAACACAGCATAGGCGTGGCCATCCACACAGACAGCATCCTTGTATCCGCTGATAGACCTGTAGAATGCAACAATCTTACGGCCATTTAAGATGGATTCTATTGTCTCACTGTCTGGTGATTCAAGAATCGCAATCGCTTTTTGTTTGTTTGTGTTGTAGGTGCAAACTTTAACCGACATCATATCACCGCCAACATGCCAGGTTTTGATTAGCCTTTCTGCGTCCTGACAGTTACGGTGCCATTTGTTGTTTGGTGATAGAGCTGCGATGACACCGATAGCCTGACCCAAGGTGAGAGGTTGATATTCATGGATTAACTGAACCGCTAAGTCATAGGCTCGCTTATACCATTGCTTCCCTTCCGCAATGTCAGAGACTGAGGCTAGTTGCAGCATCCCTGCGATGTGGCGCGTGTTGGCGCGTGGCTTTACCCGTTTGGTCATTGGTGGTTTCCCCCGTGGTTGTGTGGACTGAGTCGGATCGTAGCACGTGATGGCCGTTGATCCTATCGGGTGAGGTTGGCCAGTGTTCGCCACGGCTCCTTTGCCCGATGAACACAAGATAGGGCATGTTGGGCCCTTGGGCCCTGGGTCAAGGTTTGCAACAAAACTGTAATATTCTCAATAAGGACTCGTTGTTGCGAATCGCGGACAGATAAATCAGAGATATAAATATGCGTCTATACGCATAACCGCAAAAACGCATAGATGGAGTACACTTGTACCACTGCCCCTGTCCAATTCCCCGCGTATCTGCATTTCACACAGGTACGCATTGGCCCACATCCTTTGCGCCGCAGCGGTTTTTGGCTGGCAATGGCTGGATTGGACACGGTTCTGGACACGATGGGGTGGGGTGGGCACTTTTGAGACCCCCAGACCCCCCCGGCATGGGGGGAAGCGGCCCGACCAGCCCGCGTATAAGGACTTCAGAAATTTGTGTCAAAAACTACGGACCCCCGTATAAGCCCCAGGAAGGCCCCTCTGAGGAGTCGGAGGTGTAAGGACACCTACGAGGAGTCAGAGGGGTGTTACGGGGGCACACAGGCCCCTCTCCGTGTCAATCCCCTAATCTGGGAGGCGCAGGGATGTAACCCTTCGCAAACAGGACCATCTGTGCAGCCCGGTAATACGGGGACTCTTTTGGAACCACAGCAATGATCCGCTTAGCTTGGTCTTCGGTAAGCTTGATAGGTTCAGACGTCATGGTAAGTGATTTGGTCGGTGATAAGGTTTGACAGCGACGGCAGTTCCCTGGACAGGATCCACGCAATAGCTTCTGCAATTTGTCGATGCTCTAGTTGTGTCTCAGGCCCAGTACGCACCTGAAGGTAGTGAATCCACGATCTGATGGTCCCACTCATATAGAGCCGGGTGGGGCTGTTCATGGGTAGAACTTTTCTGGCACACTCCTTAGCCACACCAAGTTCAAGAAGTCGATCATAGGTGCGATAGCTGGTCACAAAGGCCTCACCAATAAGTTTGTCGCATTCAGCCAGTACCCCCAAAGGAAGATCATCGATGCTGTTCTGTCTGTTAGTCAGATCCTGCCTTCTCATGTCGGGAATTTCTGGACGCAGTTGAACCTCAGCATACCGCTGCGAGAACTCCTGAAAGGAGAAGCTCCTGTGCCTTAGGATCTGAGCCGATATATCTCTCGTGGTATTAATCTCCACGCAGCAACTGGCCATCTCAAACGGAGACCAGTGCTTATGAGCCACAAGATAGTTTATCAACCGTTCTGGGTTGGCTCCTAATTGTTGACTCTTTGGGTTGGATACTCTGGCACAGTAGACGATGTGTGATTCAGCTTCTGGTGTAATCCAAACAAGCTTAGCTAGAGGGGACATAAATGCGTTGCGGTTGTCGGTGTGATGGTGGGGGTGGTTGGTGTCTATCCAACAATATCCCCCTACTGTTTTACCAGTTATAGTTGTTATAGCAGTTATAGTTGTTGTAGTTGCTATTGATCATCACTGTTTACGTTAATAGAATCATGAGCTAAGAGGATTGCTACTCCTCTTCCGGAGAACTGCGACTCTCCTTCGCTCCGCTTCGGAGACTCTTGTTCTGCTGAGCCTAGTCCTCGTTTGGGCTCATGATAGCGAGTCCCCTCCCCTTACCCCCTCCCCGTACAACCAAGTACCCTTTTTTGTGTCTTCCCCCAACGGGGGTTTTTTTTTGTGTCTACTCCTGTGTGGGGGTCTGGGTTTTCTTACCGGGTTGAGGACCACGAATACACCTGATTATCCTGAATTGGTGTGTCTCCCAAAAAGGGGCGTCCCACAACGAGCATGTCTGTGGCAAGTTGAGGTTGCTCCAAAAACATGTTGACCATGTTTTCCCACTCTTGTCTTTTTTGACCAATGGCGGCTTCCCGAGCGGAGATGGCGAGCACATCCTGATAGTGCTTTACCCCAAGGGCAAGGGCGTCAATTCTATCGTCGTGCTTTACGGCCCCCTTCTCACGGCACATTCTCGTAAGTTGATACATCAGCATCCTAGGAAGCCGCTCTTCTGGTGCCTGGTCTGGGTTACTGGTATAGTCCCACGTGATGAGGCGTTGGTCCATCACTAGGCGGTGCTGGTTAAGAACGGGTTCCAGTGTATCAATGATTCGGTCTTCTTTCCGGGTGGTGGCACGACTCTCCTCAAAGGCCATACCCACCTTCATTTCCTGGGCGTGTTTCTTAAGCAACTCCATGATGGCCCCGTCACCGAAGTTGGATTCAATGAGACACATCTTTGATCCGAACTGTTTGCTGCGTCGGAGGATTTCGCGTAGGGTTGTGTCGGAGTACCCGTCCTGTGTAGCGTAGATGTCCCGGACAAAGATGTACCCGTTGATCTGTGACAGGATCACGCTAACCGTTTCATCCTTCCCTCGACCAGAGGGGTCCACTGCGGTAATCGTATCGTTCCAGGGGACGTACTCGGAGACTGACTTGGGCCTATGCCACCGGTCACCGGGAAGGGCAACGGCGGGTAGGTCAAGAAGGGTTTCTCTGTCTGACCCCCAAATGAGGTCAGATGGCCCCCGATGTGGGTCAAGCGGCAATACCGAAAAATCAGACAGCTTAAGGGGAAACTTTAGAGCATCCGAAAGGGACGTATCCAGCATAAACTGAAGCATAAAGTTGCTTCGGCTCATGCTTTGTTCCCGCTCCAGCAGGTTCAGCTCCGAAAAGCGGGTATCCGTCGGTCGCCAAGCAAGGGCTTCGTGACTTTCTCTGTCAATATCCTCAATCAGCTCCTGGGCAAGGATGTCCTCATACCCAACAAGACTTTTTGGATAGCGGGCAGGCCACACAAAGGGCTTATAGTTGCGTTCCCGAAGGGTCCGGTAGATGGTGAAGGTGGTTTGAGGTGTTCCAAGAAATACGATACGGCTGTCTTCCTTTGGGGTAAGCACTGACTCACCTTCCGTGACCAGCTGAAGAAGCTTTTCTCGCATGAGGTCCGTAGCGGAGTTACTCGGCACCTCCACGTCATCAAAGATGATCAGGTCAGCACGAGAACCGGTAAGCTGACCAGTAATCCCAACACTCTTTACGGATGGGGACTGAGCAGGCCGACACCCCCGGACATCAAAGGACACCCTACTCCACCGTTGGTCATCATCCTGTGGAGTGAGGTGATTAAGCCATGGAATCTCAATAAGGCACTTCTGACAAAAAATGGTAAAGTCATCCGCCCGTTGCTTACTAGCCGACACTACCATGATCTTCTTGTCGCGGTCCCGAAACAGGATCCACAACGTAAAGGCAGCAGCAATCCAGCTCTTACCAAGTCCACGAAACGCCTGGATCTGTAGTCGCTTGGGTCCGTCTTGGAGGTACCTGGCAATGGCCATCTGTGCTCTTGTTGGACGCGGCAGGTCTAGCGACTTCCAGACAAGAGACAGGAACAATGGAAAGCTTTTTGAAACACGCGCCTCTATGGACTCAGAAGGCGTCTGTTCGTTTGGTTTGGGCATAGTATACCTAAAAGGGGAAAGAGGGGCCCTGTAGGGGCGTACAGGACCCGATTAGAGCTAATTACACTTCCACCGCCTTAGGGCAAGCGCCTTACGGGTGGGTTTACCATTCTTTTTTAGGGGACCGGGGTTGCCGCTCATGCGAGCACAAAAGGAACGCTTACGGGGACCACCTTCGGGCTGTGGAGCCTTTAGGTTGGAACCCGTTGCTGCGTTGTATTTGGCCCGTCCCTTAGCAGTGAGACCGCCTTTACGGGACTTTTCACCCCGCCCCAGGGACAAGCTAACACTCTTTTTGGGGGCCATTACTTTTTCTTGCGAGCTTTACCAGCTTTGCTAAGTGCAATGGCGATGGCTTGCTTTTGAGGACGGCCTTCCTTAACCAGCTTGCTGATGTTTTTGGAGACCGTCTTTTTGGATTTACCCTTTGAGAGTGGCATTACTTTTCACCTTTAATTTTGGTGTTGTAACGCTTACCACGCCAGGTAAATTCCTTTTTGCCAGCACTTCGAGACGCCTTAAAAGCAGCTCCAAATGAACCTTTGTCCAGACCAGCTTGCGTCAGGCGTTTGGGAACATTAGGACCCTGGGGGTTGCCAGTGGGCTTACCTTTGAGGGTACCATCTGCAAGTTTGCGTGGAGCCAGCACAGCAGCCACTACACCAGCAGGACCAGCCATCTTGGCAGCACCAGCGATGTTACGAGCGGTACGAGCGGCAGCCAGGGTACGGCTCATTGCTTTGGTAGCGGCACGAGCGCCACGACGAGCCTGTGCTTTTGCAGCTTCAGCCTGACCACGAGCCTGAGCAGCCCGCACCTGACCGGAATCACCAATGGTTCGTTGAGCTTTGGCCATGCTGCGGATGCGTTCACCCCGAGCGTTGGTAGGAGTCACAGTGGTGTTGCGGCTCGCCACGGTTGATTTACCCTGTGCTTGGCGGCGTGCCTGGACGGCTTTGGCCCGGATTTGCCGCATGGCAGGGCTGTTGCCGTTGGTGATGGCACGGGGTTGACGGCCACTCGGAGGAGTACTGACACCACCGGTACCAGTGGTCACCTTTGCAGAACCAGTCACAGCACGATTAGCAGCCGAGCTAACTTTAGCTTGACTGACGGCTTGGCGGTTGGCCCGTTGAGGGTTTTGCCCCTTGGTAACGGGTTTGGTGGAGGTACGCTTGGAACGAGTTGAAGAAGAAGTAACCTTTGCCATTGATGTTACCCCTTATCAGGCGTTAATAGGACCAGTGGTCGTAGCAACCGTGATCGAGAAGCCCGAACCCGTGCCACCAATGTTAGCAGCTGCTGCGCTCAGCACCTCACCAACGTCATAACCCGAACCGCCATTGACCAGGGTCACAACGGTCACAGCACCACCAGCGACGGTGATGTTAGCAGTAGCGCCCGTGCCCGTACCGCCCGTCAGAGCCACGCCGGTGTAGGAGCCAGTCGTGTACGACGTACCACCAACAAGCGTGTTCAGGGTCAGGATTTGACCTTGGGTAACGTCAACACGAGTCACACGGCCAGTCTTATTGGCAATGTTTGAAGAGGGAATGCGATCAGCACGACGAACAGTACGGATTGCAGTCTTACAAGCACTCACCGTACCGCTGGCAGCAACAGCCGTAGCAGTCGAAGCGAAGGTAGCAGGAACGGTAGTGGTCGTTGTGACACCACTGGACACATTGGTAGTGGTGTGAGTACGGTTCTTCAGTTCATCTTCATCTTGACGGCCAGGGGCATTCGAGATGGAACCGTAAGTGACGCTATCAGCAACAGTAGCCATTTTTCTTTACTTAATAAGGAATAAGTTAGTACTAACTTGCAGTCCAGGACAGGACTTTGGAGAAATTAGTGTGGTCAAAAGAGTCTTGACCAACCCACCACGCCAACCAGTGGTTCGAACCTTTGGACTGGTTACAACGTCGGCAGGCAGGCACAACATTATGAAGGGTGTCGTGCCCGCCGTGGGTTTTAGGATGAACATGATCCAGAGTCAGGTTTTCGGAGGAGCCGCAATAGACACACTGGTTGTTCCAATGAGCCTTAATGTCACTCCTCCATTGCCGTTTCGCTTCTGCTGAGGTCATGGCCCTAAGGTGGTAGAGGTAGTCAGAAGGGGCTTTGAGAGGCATCTATCCTCTGCGATGGTTTACTTCTTCTTTTTAGGGAATCCAGCTTTCATATTCGCGTAAGCCGCTTTGGAGATTGTTGATTTACTCTTTGGGCGGCTCGTCCCAGCTGCCTTACGCTTGTTGATGTTGGCGTAAAGACCAGGGGGTTTGGCGTTACCTTTGTTCATTTTTTTGTGGATTTGCCGTTGTGTCCGTTTCTGGCGCGGTTCCGCTTAGGGCTTTCGAGAACCATCTTACCAGTTTTGGTATGGGAAAGATCCGGACCTCCCTTTCCCGCTATCTTACGCCTCCTACGTTCTGTCCACCGCTCTTCGGAGGCATTCTTAACGGTGGGTTTTTTATTCAGTTTTCGTTGGTAGGCTGCCTTCTTTGCAGCGGCCTCTGGATTGGCTGCGTAATAGCGGGCAGACTTACTTGTTCCGGAAGCCATTTTCAACAAAGACGTAGTTTTCTAGGCGTTCCAAACGTTGGTGAGCAGCATCGGCTCGATTAACAAGCACATCCACTGACCGAGCAATGTTGTG